TCGCAACAAATAACGTAGCGTAGTAGAACTTAAAAAAACAAAAGGGGTGAAAGTCCCCTTTAAAAAAATAAAATAAAAAAAAAATTTACACAATATGTCGTGCTATATATCTTCAGGAATTAGTTTAGGATGTTCAGATGGTGTTGGTGGTATTAAGAAAATTTACATCGTTGGCGGTGGTGGATCTGTAACAGGTTACACTTATGATGCTGATGGTGCAATTACTGGTGCTACTTCAACAACTGGAACTACACTTTACGGTTTCGAATTAAAAAGAAATACATCATCACTTACACAGAATGTTCAGAAAAATTTTGAGAACGGAAGTATTTTCTTCGATCAAGTTTTATCTGTTGTATTCTTTAAGTATGATCAAGATAAGAGAAATGAATTAAAAATACTTTCTCAAAATGATGAATTACAAGTAATCGCAATCGATCAAAACGGTGTGCAATATTTATTAGGTCAAACTAATGGTATGTACTTGTCAGGTGGAAACGCTGCGAGCGGAACTGCATTAGCAGATGGTTCTAAGTTTACATTAGAATTTATGGGACAAGAGCCTGTACCTGCTAACGTAATTGAAGGAGCTTTAGCTTCTGTATTCACTGGTGCATCTATCGTTGGATAAGCAATTGGTAGTCCTTAGTTGGACGAATTGTATATATTCTATTAAATTAAGGGTCTTCGGACCCTTTTTTTATTGTTTTAGCGTTCAAGATGAGTTTTTTTATATTTATTATTATAAAACTTACATTATGTTATATATCAATAAAGGTGAGGTGAATAATTTGGTATTGAATATCAATCTTAATTCACGTACACAATTTTCAACTTATGATTTAGTATTCACACATATTATGTCTAAGCAAGAAAAGACATACGTTATTGATTTAAATGACCCAACAGAATATACAAGCAACATTAGATATTGCACCATTGTATTAGATTTGGTTGGTGATGATTTGATTTACGAAGGACAATATCAGTTAAATATATATGGAGATGCACAGCAAGAGGTATATGTTACAATGGTAGATTTAATATCACCTATTGCAACAGCACCATTTACTGAATACATTTCTCCTAATGAGGTTAACGAAAATTATATATACATTAAAGATTAATTATGAGTGAAAAAAACAAATTCCAATTAAGCAAGGTAGAGTTTAGAACAGCAAGTTTCCCTGTATTCTCGGAGGTCGTGCAACGACAACCATGGATTTACTTCGGAGCAAATAATTTATTGCCACAATATTTCATACAATTGTTTGATAATTGTGCAATCCATAAAGCGATTGTAAAGTCAAAAGTAAATCAGATCTTAGGTGATGACATTTACTCAGAAGACAATCCTGAAGCAGTGTGGCAGTTAATTAACGAGGACGAGAATATTGTTGACGTTATGAGAAAGTGTGTGTTGGATTATGTTATCTACGGAGGTTTCGCGTTGAACGTTGTTTGGAGTAGAGATAGAAAAACCATTGCTGAGATATATCATTTGGATTTTAGTAGAGTACGTTCAGGTAAAATTAATGTTGACACAGATAAGGTAGATTGTTATTACTACTCTCCTTATTGGGAAGACACTAAGAAATATCCTCCACAAGAGTTTAAATCTTTTAGCGCTAAGGAAAAAGATCCTGTGCAAATATTCTACTTCAAGATTTACCAACCTGGTTTAACTTACTATCCTATTCCTGATTGGAGTGCAGGACAACGTTCAATTGAAATTGATATTGAGATAAAGAATTTCCATATGAATAACTTACGTCAAGGTATGGTTCCTTCATTATGGATAAATTATAACAACGGTATTCCTGGTGAGGCCGAACAAAGAACGCTCGTGAGAGCACTTGAGAGTCAATACGGAGGAACCGATAATGCAGGTCAAGCAATTGTTTCTTTTAATGAGAGCAAGGAGCAGTCACCTGATATAGTGCAGATCCCACGTAACGATCACGACAGTTATTACCAATCCCTATACGAGGACATTAGCAGGTCAATCCTGTCATCACATCGTGTGTCATCAGCAGAACTATTCGGTATTAGCACACCGGGTAAATTGGGTAGCAGAAATGAGATTATAGACCACTCAGAATATTTCCGCAAGATGGTTATCATGCCAATGCAAGATGAAATACTTCCTGTCTTTAATAAGATGTTATCTTTATTCTTCGGACAGAAGACCACATTAGAAATTAAACCTCTCTCCATTTACGAAGCTGTTCCATTAATGGATAATACCACAGTTGGAACTGACACATCAGGTGCAGCAAAACCTGCTCCACCAATTAAACAAGGTGCAAACGAAGTGAATAGACCCGAAGGAAATTACCCAAACTTAAACAACTAAAACAATGAGTACAATAGGAAAATTATTAATCAGCGAATTGAAGCTGAAGAACTACACCAATATTAACAAGAACGTTGATATGGATGTATTAAAAGCTGAAATACAAATAGCACAGGATATAGACGTTCAGACAATACTCGGAACTTTATTTTATAAACATCTATTGGATGGTATATTGCAAGACGGAACAACAACGTGGAATCAAGATGAGATTGATTTGGTAAATGAATATCTGCAACCCTTCCTCGTACAAACCGCTTACTTCAACGCTATACCACAAATTATGTATAGAACGATGAATCGCGGAATAGTAGAAGGGGAGATGCAGAACGCAAAATCTGTAGATATAGAAACGATGAAGTATTTACGCAACGTGCAGAAAGCAAGAGCAGACTTTTATCTTCAACGTTTGATGGACTACCTATTAACAGGTAACGGTCAGAACAAGTTCCCTCAATATAACACCGCTTCAACACAAGATGGAATGATCCCTAATCGTATTCAGAAATACAACAATGGTATATACTTAAATCATTCATCTCGCAATGGATGGAGTATGAGAGATATTCAACGTCAAGGTATTTCCGTATATTCTGAAATGGCTAACGCTTATAGAAACTGTCCTGAATGTTGGTAATATGTTATATCTAATTAGAAAATACATTAATTGGAGAATTAGTAGGAAACTATTATAACCCTTAGGTATAGACCAAAAAAATTTTAGAACCCTTGTAGAAATACAGGGGTTTTTTGTTTTACATATTATTAGAACTATACTTTACATAACCTGAAGCGACTGAACGTAGTGAGGGAGCGATAATTACCCCTCAGGTGTGGGAGAAAACCTTGTACGTAAGGTGAATTGAATAATACGAAAATATTTCTAAGTAACCAAATATACTTATCCCCACTCCATTATCGCTCGCTCCCTGTCGGTAGCTCGCTTCAGGTTTCCCCTCGACCCATCATTAAAGGCCATTATAAGCCTCATATAGAGCACCTAATATTCAGGATGCAGCGAGCGTAGCGAGCGGTATTACGCTCGCTCTACGAGCTCGCTACAGGGTTTTAAATGTGGATAACTTTATTTGGTCCATTCATATCTTTTTATTATAGGGACGGAGCGACGACCGAAGGGAGGAGCTGATAGTCTACTAATTTAATGGGGTATTAGCTGTATGGAAGAGTCTCTTACGCTTTTCTTACCCTCGCTTCGCTCGGTGCAGGGTTGGTTCAGGGTTGGTTCAGGGTGATTGTAGGGGTCTAAACAGGTGTATTATCGCTCATGCTCCCTGTCGGTAGCATTCGCTTACTGCAATAAAAAAGGCCAACCTTTCGGTTGACCCCCTGACATATGGAACAATTAAAAAATCCTTAGTTTAAATCCAATCTATCTACTAAGAAGTTATGGATCTTATCGTGGTCTACACCTATATCGAAGCTATTATTTTCTGCTTCCTTTACAACAAAGGTCTTATCATAGATTGCTTTATACCACTGCAGCTTCTTCTTCTTACTCTTGAAAGCATCTATATCTTGAGTTACTACCTTGATGAATAGCATCATCTGATCCTTATCCTTCTGCTCCTGCATTGCTGAATATGCTACTGACGCCATACATAATAACTTCTTTTCATCATCCATCTTTAGTACAGCGTCTATCATATCACCATAGTTTTCATAGTCTTTCAATTGCTTTATTAGAGCGTCGTATTCTATCTTAGTCATTGGTGTTTAGTTTAGTTGATTCTTTAACCCACTCAAAAGAATAACCCTCGTGGTAATATCCGCTCTCATCAGAAATGTAATCTGATATTCTATCTTCAATACAATCATCTTGTAAATCTTCTTCATCCCAATCAGAAACATCAATAATCATCTCAGTTGGTTCAGCGTTAAAGGTAGCATCATATTCTTCTTTTAATATATCAGTATGGTCTTCATAATTGTAAAACCAATTTATATCATATACCCTTATAGATTTTTTCATATTAGTTATTGTTTTGAATGTTATCTAATATCCCCTGCAGTTTGCTCTTGATGCTCTCCATATCCCTCAGCGTTAGATTTGGGTTGGATAGAAACGTTATCTCGTTGTCTATCATCGTTTCAAGGGTGGCCGCAATAAACCCATATAGGATTAATGTCTCCTGTGGTGTTAGTTCCAATTGATGCATTGCTGTTGATTTAGAATGGAAGGTCTCCATCCACGTCGTTAATAATATTCATCACGTTGGTATACTGAGCGGTTAAGCTCGCGTCCAACGACGTGAAATGATCTATCACCTTGTCGTTTGCATCGTTGTCAATCAGCTCGCTTAGTTGTATTCTTACCAACTGTCTTACGATATTGAACTGTGCTTCGGTTAGGTAAAACGGATAACCACCGTTGTTTTGCTTGTTAGCTTCGTACTGCTTTAGCACCTCTTGAAATGAATTACTCATGTGGGTTTAGTTTTGATTTAAAAATCCTATTGGATTTTTTGTGTTTTGATTTAATTATTCCTTTAATTGTTAACCAATCATATTGATTGATAAGTCCGCCCAATTCGTCAACCACTAACCCATCTTCATCTTTTGGTAAAAGATGGTAGTGTTTCTTTACTATTTTTCTAACTTTATTTAACCAACTCTCTTCCTGTTTGGTTATTGTAAATGTATATTCCATATTACTTGCTTTTTAATTTTGATTTGCGTAATATCTTCCAATCTCTATCCACCACCGCTGCATATATATCCTTATCGAACACAATGTAGGAAGCAAACTCGTCCATATTGTAGTCGAACGCTGCAAGATCAAGCCTATCTTCCTCAGGTTTCAATGCCTCAGCATCAAGGTATTCGTAGATAGCGTTCTTGATTGCACTGTAGGCCTTAGCAAAATGCTTGTGGAATAACTGCTGCATGACCTCAATGTAGGCTGTGCCATACTTCCAATCGTGCTCGTCGTTCTTCAAATACCTTTCTGTGTAATGGTCGTGGTAGTTGTGGTAGTTGTACTCACCATTGGGAACACCCAATACGTATTCTTGTACCGCAAACTCAGCAGCTTCCCATACCCTGCAGCCATCCTGCTCCATCTGTTTGATTAGCTCGTCCCTTTTGGTTTCGATAATCGTCATAATGTCGTCGTGTCTCATATGTTAGTTATTAATTTGATTTATAATGTAAGCATATCTTTTTGTGTTGGCAGGGTAGCTCCACCAATTACTATCACCATTGGATTGTTGTGGTGCTCCAACATGCCACTCTACTAATTCGTTATTAGCTGCAGGAGTGTAAAAATGAGCGAAAGAATACTGTTCGCGAGGGTTAGCATTAAAGTTTGTTTTAAAAGCATTAGCTTTAACCATCTTGTAAAAATCATCTACCTCTTGCGTGTTTCTAAACTCAATCTTGTAGGCAAGCTCGTTGCCCTTGTAGTCATTAGACTCTACTGCTGTAAAGCCAAAGAATAATTTTTTCATTTTAATTGTTTTAATGAAGTGTAAAGGTAGGGGATTGTCTGTCCCCCACCAAATGTTTTTTTAATCAATTGTTCTTACAATGTCTCTTGTAAGGTTTCTGCAACAGCTACCACCTTGTGTAAAGGTCAGCACCCTAAGCAGGTACTTCTCAGGAACTACGGTTATCTCGTGCTGCTCGAGCTGCTCGTGGAACCACTCCATAGCTGCTTTTTTTGTTAGCCTCTTGTCGTAGTACCAATGTTCTTGTGTCATGATGTCGTGTTCTGGAACGACTAAATCAATTACTCTATATGCCATAAAAATTGGTTTGTGGGACATAGTCCCGATTATTAAAGCACGAAGATAAGGGTATTTGGAATACCAACCAACTTTTTTTACTATTTTATTTACGAAATACGGAAATATTTTTTGCCAGACAATATTCGCTCGTCCCTTCGGGCCTCGCTTCAGGTGCTTCAGGTATTAGTCTACCAATTTAGTGGACTTTACATATACCCTATCTGCTGTATTAGCACTAAGAACTGATCGAGCGTGGCGTTCCTATTCATATAGTATATATCCTTAATCTTATCAAAGTACATCCTGTGTGCCATATGGTTGTAGTTCTCAGCAGGCGTGACCCACTCCAGATTGCTTAGATGGTTGTTGTCCCTGACTCCGTCAATGTGATTAACGAACGGTTTGTTCTGTGGGTTCGGGATGAAGGCCTGAGCTACGAGCCTGTGGACGAATTGGTGCTTCATCTTTCCCTCTATCGGGAGCAGCAGCTTTCTATATCCGTTTCTGTGGCGATGATGAGCCATCACCTTTTCTGTTTGGTTGTTGATAACTATCCCTTCCTCATTGACTGAGTAGTTTGGATTCACCTCGCATTGAATAAACATTGTAATATCATTAGTAGGTTGGTAAAAAAGGGGGAGCGTTGGTAATAACAATAACAAACAAATCAAATAGATAGTTGCTCCCCCCAATATAAATATAGTGTAAGTTAGTAAGTTAGTAAAGGGGCCAGCCACACCGAGCCGACCCCCAACGTATAAAAAAGAAAGTTTATTTTGTTAGAATAGATCCTTTACCATCCGCGATAAGTTCTGTGCTCGCTATCATCCACTCCTCAAAGTTGTCTTTTGCTTTAATGGATAAGTTAGTTTGGTACTCGTCAGTCTCTAAATAATACTTTATGTTATAAGTCACAAGTATTCCTACCCTGCCTTCTTCATTGTCAGCACAGTATTTTTTAATCACATCAGTTTGGAATACGTAAGCCAATAGCATATTGAATACTACATCAGACGCTTTATAAAGGTCAAAGTCCTTCATTGACTTAGGTAATTCATGATTATAAATAGCATGAGTTAATTCTGCTACAGCATTAGATAGCTCATCTTTTTGTTCTTCTGTTTCTATATTATAACGACTTACATCCTCTATTATCTTTTTCGTTTTTTGGATGCACTTAGAGCATAACGCCTCTACTCTATTTAATGTTCCATTTACCTCGTGGTAGTTGATCCTGAAGGCAGCGCCTATAATTCCTGTTTGCCCTGCCACTTTTGCAATCTCAATTAAATCCATTGCATTGATCTTTTTTGTTAACTGAACCTTAGTCAGTTTGGGTTGGGTGTTCTTACTTGTTGGTGTCTTTTTTCTTTTTGACATAACGGGTGTATTTATTTGATTGGTAAAAAAATTGGGGAGGCTGATATTAAAAATGAATAAAACATTCCACCTCCCCGTCAGCTAAAACATGAATCTTAGTATGGTAAATCCTCATCCTTTTCGATGTGGTCTTGTTGATTACGTAGCTCAGGGTTTGTTGGATGTGTTCCTTCAAACGGATCGAAATGAACGTCGCTATTTAATTTGCTTACCTCTTCTGATCGCGCCTCGTTTAACTCCTGCAGCTCCTCGTTAGTCATATATATAGTCATCATATGATTGTAAGCTAAGAACGTAGGGTAATCAATATTCATATTGAATACCTCAGTTACGTCGTAGTACGTTTGTAATTCGTAGTCGCTGTCTTCCGTCCACTGCTCGAACGTTTGTGGTAATAAACGTAGCTCCTCTCTTGTGAAGGTCGCTGTTAATTTGTCGATGAAGGCCTGTTGCTCTTCGTTGTAAAATCCTTTTTGCATTGTTAT